GAGGTTGCTGGATTCTCTTTGCCAGAGTTTCCAGGATTTATAAACTTATAGACTTGTAGTTTAGCCACCTGCTGCTTTTTGCTCCTTCATGCGATTTTCTTCTTCTTTGAGGAATTTGATCAACATATTGACGTAGATTTCTTTTTCCCAAGGCATCAGATTATCGATATGTTCGATATTCCACTTATGATGATGCATTAGTGCAAAGTTTCCCTCATAATAAGAACGGAGATTAGTATGAAGAAGTGCTATGCGAAAAAACTCGCTAGACCCTCAAGAACAACCTCACTCTCAACTCCAGTATTTGGATTAGTTACTGGAACAGTGTGCTTCAGTTTAGGCATAGTTTCAAAGAACTTTTGAATCATTTGAAACTGCTTACTGTTTAGTTCGTTAAACCATTCAACAAGCTCTGCCTTAGGCACATCCTTACATTCGTAGACTTGCTCAACATCAGCAATAGTTTCAACACAAGATGCTGCCATGTCAAACATTTGTTCTACTTCACTTTCATCTTCAGTAAAGTTTGTCTTGACGAAAGTATCAAGACTAGGATACCCCATAGTAATCACAATCTCATCAGAGAGTTTAATCTCTCTTTTATGTCCTCTAGTTTTTACAACTTTGATTTCATCCAGAGGAATAGAAATATCTACCTCAGTTTCACCGTCATCAGGACATGTCACCTTTACTTCAACCGATTCACCAACAGATTTTGTACGAATCTGCAGGAACAAGTATTCAATATCGAATGTAGAAAGACGATCAACGTTTGAGATGTCAGTACAATCCTTAATGATGTTTTTGATAGCAGTGACAATCTCATCTTGCTCACCAGTCTCAGTTGCAAGAAGAAGTAGTTTTTCTTCCTTAACTAAGAAGGGACGATAACTGACTGTTCTACCATCAGAAGGTAGTTTAATTTTGTACCTGGGTACATTTAACTTAGGTAATGCCATAGAGATTCACATCAGTATTTTTATTTAGGAGGTCATCAAGACTGGTCTGCATCGAAGACATTATCAGGAGTTCCTAGAGTGACTGCACCAGATTTACCGTTTGCAGAGAACTGCGATTCTGTCCAGAAACGATAACGCTCATAGTAGAACTGAACATTAAGATCCATCGCTTTTGCTTGACTGTTATCCAGTTGAATCGAACCAATATTATAAGGATATACGTTTCTTAGTTCCCAGGCAGCAGTCAACTTATTTTTCTTTGACAATAAGAAGTTATTACCTGCGTCTCTGAGTGCTCTGAGTGCTTTGGGGTCTTTATATGCTTCATCACCGCCACCACGCTCAAACTTATAAATCATCACTCTAGGAGAGACATAGTTCTTATAGAAATCTGTATACTGATTGCTATCATTTGCCATCAATCTTGTCCAAGTCTCAAAGTAGTTTCTTGTCAACTGAGAACGAGGCATAGTAAATGTCATAGAGACTTGACTGAAAGCAGTTCCTGTGACATATTTCATTGCCGAACCTACATCAGCAATCTGCCCAGTAGTAATCTGCTTACTAGGAAGATTTACAGTCTTTGCGTAGTAATCTAAAGCAAGATTTAAATCACCATTCTCAGAGTTGTATAGATTACCATTCACCTGATTGTTAATCATTGGAGGTGACGCAAAATGCACCGTAAATAAGTTTGTAAAACTGGGGTTATTATCAGATTGCTTAAAGAATCCAATAAACTCTTGTAACGAGCTATTTCTCGCATTCTGTCCGTTTGGAATTGCCATTAGACTTTAAGTTCCTTTTCTGTGATTAACATAAACTCCCAGTTATGATCGAGACAAAACTCGGTTGCCGCTTTCCACTTTGCTTGATTAACAGCATATGTGACGACTTCATTAATATAACGTTTTGTGTGCCTCTTCTGTGTTTTAGGTTCTTGTGTCTGTTTATAAGGTTTTACTTCAACAAGATACTTTTTATTGTTTATTTTAACGTAAAAATCAGGAAAATAACGGTGACGTTTTCCATCAACAGGTGATACATAAGGAATAATTATCTCTTCACTACCCCACTCTTGAATTGATGGGGTAATGTCGCACCATTTCATGAATTTATACTCCCAAGAGGAGCGATAAATCACATTATTGGGATCGCCTTTGTACTTCCTCGGAAAGGAAACTCTGTACTTGCCCTGATATCTCATAAATACATAGAGGTCATACAATATTTAGGTGTAATCTTGTCAAACATTCTCCGATATCCTTTAGAAGCGCCTACGCCAGGAAATACTGGATCTGCGTTGGGTGAAGGTGCGACCGAAGCTATTGATTATGTTTGTTTTCAACGATCTTCAGTATCGTATGATGATAGCGGATACAGGGGATTTTCTTTTCCCTCTAGTACAGGCACTGCAAAACGTGTTCCTAATAAAAGAAGGGTTTACATGGCAATGCCTAAAACATTGCAGACTGGATTTGCTCCTCGCTACAGGCAAATCGATCTGGGTGTTGTAGGTGCTGCATTAATGCAGGGTATGGGAGCAGATCTCTCAGGTGGCGATAACTTTCAGGAACTTGCTGGAACGATTTCCGAGACAGCAAGAGCAGCATTACCCGAGTTTCAAGCAAATGCTCTTGCTGGCGTAGCTAGCCAGTTGGCGCAGGCAGGAGGTCTTGCTGGCGGTCTGGATGCATCTAGTATTCAAGCATTGACTAAGGGAAGAGTATTCAACCCATTTAAGGAACAAGTCTTTGCAGGTCTTGATTTTAGAACTCACAACTTTACCTTTAAGTTGCTATCTAGATCAGAAACAGAGGCAAAAAGAGTACAAAGTATTATCGATTATTTTAAATACGGTTCTCTTCCCTCATTAGGTGAGGCGGGCGAACAAACTGCTGGACAGGGGTTTGAGGCATCTTTACAAGGACTAAGTTCATCAAGATTCTTCAATGTTCCTGATAACTTTGATATTAAGTTTATTCGTTTAGCACCAGATGCTGCAGGTGGTACTATTTCCGCCGAAGATAGTGATTTCATGCACTTTAAGATTCATCCATCTGTTTGTACAGGTATTCAAATCAACTATACTCCAGATGGTCAATATACATCATTCAAGACTATTAAAGGGGGAATGGTTCAAGTTCCTGCAATCCAGTTAGGTCTCACTTTTGCTGAACTCAAACTGGTTACCAAAGGAGACATCGCAAAAGGATTCTAATGGCATCATATTTTTCTTACTTTCCAAATGTATACGTTGGCGAAGGCGTAAACTCCGATGAGGCGTTTAAGTATCGTCTTACCAAGAATATCTTTCGTAGATTGAAAGCACGAGATGATCTAGACAAGTATACAGAAACATTTGAGGCATATTCTGTTAGAACTGACGAAACTCCCTCACAGATTGCTCATCGCCTCTATCAAGATGCTCATTTAGATTGGGTTATTTTGTTGGTGAACAATATCACCGATTTTTATGAAGGTTGGCCAAAATCAGAAGAATCTCTACAAGCATTTGTAAGAGATAAGTACGAAGATCCTGATTCTGTCCATCATTATGAAACTAACGAAGTATTATATGATGATATTGTCTATATTAGAAAGAATATTGATGTAAATGAAGAGTTTCGTGCTGTAATGCCTGATGGGTCAACCAAAACAGCAGAGGAGTCTAGATTTCCAGTAACTAACTATGAGCACGAATATTATCTGAATGAGAAAAAGCGTCTTATTCGTCTTCCTAACGCATATTTGATTGATCTGATTTCTACTGAGATGAAGGAACTTCTTGCATATGAATCTAACGTAGAAGTTGATAGACAGGGTAATAAGAAGACTCCTCTCAGTGCTGCTTCTAGATTCATTAACAACGATGCTGCTGTTCAGGCGAGCACCTCTAACATCACTAGCATTGGCGCTGTAACGTCGTTTGATAACGGTCCTACATCCTCTGGTGTTGGTGGAACATTAGATGCTGCTGTAGTCGGGGTTGCTACTGCAGCAGTGACT